GCCGACACCCGTACCAGCAAGAGCGACATTGAGAGTCTTGTTAGGGAGGCCACCTTTTGTAATTTTGTTGAATAGCTCAAGGTCGAATGGAATTTTGTCTTCTTTTTTGTGATAGAAATCATATCGGGATTGTGAATCTGAAATGTAGTCGTGACCAATGTGGTCATCAAATGAAACTGCAAGTGCATCGGAAAGGATAGAAGGGATTGAATCCTTGCTTCTAGTCTTGTCCTTTCCGTCTGCAATTTTAACTGAGTCTAGTAGAGCCAAATAAATGGCTCTGTCCTTACACCACTTTTCAGTGGTATCTAATAGCCATTGATCATCGAATTTTTCTTCCTTCAAATCATTTACTAAATTGACTGAAGTTTGAAAAGCATCATCCGAAATATCTTTTCTATTCTCAATCTCAATCTTCAATACTGACTGAGATGGAATATCATCATATTTCATAACATACTTCTGAATCTCCTGGAATACAACTTTTTCTGGAAGGAGTTCAAAATATGTTTCTTTAATGAAGGGAATTACTTTTCGTGTGTATGTTTCATCATAAATTAAATTTGAAAGAATTTTAGATTCAATTCGATCCATCAAGCATCATCTCCATCAAGGGTGTCCACTGTACCATAACTATACTCCTTCTTGGCACATTCGTCAAGTGCTTCCATCACTTCGGGAGTGAAGAATTTCTCAGGCTCTGAAAGAATAGCCTTAGCATAAAACTTGCCCCCATTAATTTCATAACGACCCCCAGACTTAATGAAGATTCCGTACTTCTCACCCAGTTCCAGTAATCCATAGTATTTGTCAAGTCCACGCTCATCATAGAACAACCTCGTTTCGATTAGTGAATTTTCCTTTGTGAACCTAGACTTGAATGCTTTACATTTGATGATGTTTCCTACTACTTCAGTTCCATCTTTCTCCTTTGATTTAGAAAGGTAAACGATGGTTGAAGCAGCATATTTAAGACCAGATCCACCACCCATTTCTTTGGTTGGCATGTATGATCCAATCACATCATAGGTGTGGTTGGTCACGATCATCGGAATGCCCGCTGTGCCAAGCTTCAGAGACAGGATACGGAACACAGACTTGATGACCTGCGAACGGGTCATATCACGGGTCTCCTTGCCCGCAGAGGCGTCCTCAATCTCCTTGGTGGTGGCAAGCATTCCAAGAGAGTCTAGCACAAACATGAGGGGTGGGCGCTCATCCTTCTTAAGTTTCATGTACTCATCAACTACTTTGATTGACTGAGTACGAAACTCCTGCACAGTAGATACTGGGACTAGACCAACTCGCTTGGCATCAATGCCACGACTAGTCATCATATCTTTTGTGATAGCAGACTCAGTTTCAAAGTAAATTACTTCTCCATTAGGATTTTGTTGAAGGAAGTATTTAACGATTGACAGAGCAAAGAAAGTTTTTCCAGTAGATGACTCACCAGCGAGAGCTGTAATCTTGTTGTTAGGTAGCCCCCCAAAAATACTACCACTAAGGAGAGCATTAAAGATATAGCTCCCAGTGTCAACAAAGCCACCGCAATCTCCTGCGGCGACTCCATCTTCGACGATTCCTGCATACTCATTGTCCAGTTCTTTAATTACACTATTTAAGAAACTCATAATTACCTCATTAATTTTATAGGAATGCTTCTAGTGTACCACGTCTTTCGGATACCCATCCGATCGAATTTAACACAGAGTTTAGTGGTTCAAGGAAGCTCTTGGAGAATTGCATATTGTAATCAATATACTTTTCTAGGTTAAACTCTGATGGAAGTGTTTGAAAATATGAAATTACATTTTCTTGAATGGGGTTAGGAACTTTCAAGTATACAAACTTAACCTTTTCCCCTTCCTGGATATATGGATATTTGTTATTCAGTTTTTTAGTTTTTACCAGATGGTTGTACAGAATAGCACCCCGTACTTGGATTGGAGTTTTCTCTGCATATAAAGTAGAAGATCCCTTATACTTATGAAGATTGTTCAGGCTTCTTGGAAATGAAATGTCTACAACATCTTGTTTCCTCGTATCAGTTTTAACCTGATTAATGAAATTGATCAATGTATCATTATCTTTGGTTAGAATAATTTGAAATGCTTTGAACAACTTGTCCCTAAAATATGATGGTGTAGATGATCTGGCAGTTTCCAATCCCATGATTTTCATCTTGGGACTTTCATATCGTACACCTTCTGAATCCCAGACGTTGAGCATGTAACGTTTCTTCGCAGTCCAAATTCCTTTGTCTGCAATGTTCTCTCGTTTCATCTTCATCTTCTGGTCATACGCATTCACATACGTTGCCAGTTCTTGGTAGCAACTTTCAATATAAGGTTCAAGTTCCACTTGACACAATTTATCAAGGAACGAAACGACTTTCTCATCAGACGGCGTTCCTCCCTTGAATACATTCTTAACCAGATCACCCAGATTAAGGTAAATGGAATCAGTATCCACAGCAATAACATAATCTTTATCCTCCGTTTTAAGTACCTTATTCAGGTACTCATTCATTTTATTTTCAATCCATCGGATTGAGAGTTGTCCCGAGAGAGTAATAGCTTCAGCATTTTCCAAGCGGAAATACCTGAAGTATTCATTACCAATAGCACCGTAGGCAGAGTTAAGTTGGATCTTTCTCGCCATCTGGATGTTATTGTACTTGGCAATGTCCTTAACGAGTTGAGGGTTTTTAGTATTCTCATATTCTTGCTTGGCAGCGAGCATTTTCTTTTTATAGATGGTACGCTCATTATAAATTTTCTCCATCAGTTTAGGCAGGAATCCTTGCTTATCTGTGGTGAAAAACGTACCATTCGGGCAAATTGTCTGCCCACCTAATTCCGAAAGATCCAACTCCTTATTAAGAAGTTTGTCTACATTTACGGAATCGTGACGGTGAGGAAGCAGAGTTTCTGGACTGATGTTGTACTGCATAATCAGGTGAGGATACAGTGAGTTAAGATCAAAGTTCACCACCCAATCATAGATACCAGGAACAGGTTCCTTTACATAAGCACCAGCATACTGTTGATCTTTCGTGCTTTCACTTTTAGGTGGAATGACAATATTCTCTCGTGAAAGGGCATCATAGATGATGCTATCCCACATACGAACTTGATAGAATACATCCTCAAAGTTTACTTTGGCGTCATATGCCATCGTCACAGCGAGTTCAATCAACTTCATTTTATCTTCCAGCATGTCCACGAGTTCTACGTCATGGATGTTGTACTCAATAAACTTCTGCCAATTGTTGCGATAGAAATCTTGAAAGTTCTCAAACTCACTGTGGTCCAGTTTATTTGCACCAAGTTCAACAAAAGCAATATGATCTAACCGATAACTCTCCTGATTAGTGTATGTAAACTTCTGATAGAGGTCGTAATAGTCTAATGTGGCGACTCCGTAAATGTCGTAATAAAGTTTCTTCTGACCCTTGACATAAAGTTCTCGTTCCTTCACCATGTTCCAGCACGACATTGAACGCATATGCTTTGTAGAAAGCACACGATCCATGCGGCGGCAAATGAATGGCATATCGAAGAATTTGACATTCCATCCAGTTACAATGTCAGGAGTTTTCTGAACCCAATACTCTAGAAACTTTGACAGGAGTTCTCGTTCATTCTTGCAATAAACATAATGCACATCAGAGCGAGTGTTATTAAACTCACCGCAACCCCAAGTGATAATTTGTTTGCTGCCAAAGTCCTTGACCGTGATGCAGAGAATTTCTTCAGATGCTTCTTCTACGCTGGGAAATCCATTCTCGGATGTTGTCTCAATATCAAGAGACATAATGTTGAGTTGAGTGAAATCATAGTCAACATCACCAGGATACTTGTCGAGAATATATTGGTACAAATACTTGGTATTGCCGTAGATAGTAAAGTTATCTACAGTTTCATAAGTTTGCACAAACTCTTTTGCTTCCTTGATGCTACCAAACTTCACGGGTTCGACATAGGCATCCTCTAGTGTTTTATATTTGGTTTTCTTTTTAGACGGAACAAACAGGGTAGGGGAAAACCCCTCCCTGTGCTCTACTCGCTCACCACCACTGAATCCACGATACAAAACTGTATCATTGATAATGGCAACATTAGTATAAAAATTCATCAACCGACAACTTCACGATAGTATTTTAGCAGATCATCACGGGGATCTACAATGGTCATAATATCAGCAGATCTAATGGGAATCTGTTTTTGATAAGTATATTCAATATAATTATCCAGTGTCAAATAAACTTTAGAACTATCACCACCAATATGTTCTTCACCAAACTCTAAAGAATTGGGAGGGGGAGTAGAGAATTCCTCGCTATCCTTCTTCGGATAAACATAATTACGAACAATCTCTTTAGGATTGATCAGAACGCAATCAGCATCTTCACCTTCGCGTTCTTCAATCTCCGAGATCAGATACTGATTGGTCTTCAGCAGAATCACTTTCACTGTCATCTTCTTTTACTCCAACGTTTGTAATATAACTATCTAGGATATCATCTTTAGGGTTGCAAATAGTAACTACCCATTCATATGGAACTAGAAATTGTTCATTTTTTGAGGTGATTAACCACGGCTCAAAATTAATAATATTTTGAGTTTCAGTGCTTTCTTCATTTACTACATTTTGCTGTGATACTGTGATTCTTACTGGTCGAATAAAAACTAAACTCATTTGCTTTTCAGTTTCTTTATCAATAATTTCACGAACATCTGCAATAAGTTCTTCTCCAGACTTAAGTAAAACAAGTTGAACGGTCATAAACCTCACATAAATTATACCCCATTATAGCATGAGGTCAGTTCAATGACAAGCTTGCAACCTTGAGATTTCTTAAATGATTTGAGAGTTTATCTAGATATCCACGATTGCGAAGTTCCTTAAACACAAGGTTTTCTACTGCAAACTCGCCACCACGCTGAATGGATGATGCTCTCATGTCACGAAGTTTTTCTTTCAATTTCTCAAAGGCATCACGATCATCTGCTTTATTGTCAATCAGGAAATCAATCTTTTCCATGTACTGCTGAACCTTTCTGGTAATGCATGGATCTGAAAGATTAACTTCCTGATACACTGGACGGCGGATCCAGAAACTATTTGTCAGGGAGAATACTCCTTGACCTGATGGTACAGGATCTCTTCTATCTTGGGCATAGAGTTCAACATCATGTCCATAGATCTTAATATCATGCGTGAGAGACCAAAGTTGTTTCTTGTCTCGTAAGTAATCATCAATAAGATCAGGACAATCGGCAATATCCTCTTTATTGACAAGCAAATGCAAATCAAGATCAGAGTACCTAGTATAGTTGTAATTGGCATTTCCACCCACAAGAATTACATCAATAATAGCATGATTCGGAATATTAGCAAACTGTGCCCATTCTTCTGCAATACGCAATAGTGCCTCTCTAACCTCTGGTTTAATTGCTTCTCCTACCCAGAATTTAGAATTTAAATTATTATTATAACGAAGAGTTAGTTTGAGGTCTCTATAAGTTTTCATTAATCTCCATTGCCTCCGCGAGATGAACTGGACTTAAACGCACACACCTTTTGCCCAGTTGATTTATATGTTGTAGTTCTACCATAGCACTTTGCTTTTGGTTTAGGAGGGTTAGCACCAAAGTCCCCTTTCATTTCACTAATGTATTGCTTAAAGGTCTTCATCCTTTTTTATTTTTATTTATAAAAAAGGGAGACACCCCTGAAAGTTGCCAGGGGGTCTCCTGCGCCGACGATATTCAATTCTATTTATCAAAGTGAATATGTTTTTTTCTTCTGATGTTCTGGAATTACTCGTTTAAGTCTGATGGTGAGCATACCATTATTAAACTGAACATCAGATACTTCTACATCATCTGAAAGTGTTCTACTCCAAGTAAATGCTCTCTTCGCAATTCCTCGATGTAGGTATTCAGTTTCTTCCTCTTCAGACTTTTTACATTCTACAAACAGTTTGTTCCATTCTGTAGAAACTGTAATGTCATCTTTAGTATATCCAGCAAGTGCAAGCTCTAATCTAAATTCAGTACTGGATTCTTTTACGAGATTATGTGGTGGGTAGTGTGCATCAGATTCATGAACTGTAGCAAATCTACGAATCCATTCATCCATCCCAATTCCAAATCTTGTAGCATCATTTAAAAGTGCATCAATATCTGCAATGTGATACTTGACCATTTGAGTGACCTCCTTGAGCGTCTATAGTGTGTGTCCCCGTAGGCGACACTACTATTTAATCACATTGCATAAAAAAGGGGGGTCGTAACCCCCGTACATCACTCTTCGGATGTCACTACTTTTTTCTTACCGATGTTGTACTTTGCTTCCAAAGTCCATTCATCCTTTTCTTTATAAGCAATTACCTTAATTTGATTCAGAGGAGATACATCCTCAATCACATCAGGTTTGGTTACGCTAATCAATTCCCAGTCAACCAGGAGTTGAGTAATACGATTACGACGCTGGACATCATTCAGAGTAAGATTTGCTCTTTTACCGTCAAGGGCAAACAGTTCCTTAAAATGAACAATATAGTATCGCCCTTGCTTATGAAGAATATGGCAGCTCTGATACAGTTTTTTTTCTTTCCTCGATGCAACCCCAATACGAGTCAGAGTTTCACGAACTTTTAGAAAATCATCAGGCTCACTTAAAGTAACCTCCACCATTTGATCGGGCGACCAGGATACTTCAATATCAGTCGATGTAGTCATTGTTTTCCACCTCTATGCAGTTTCAGTTTAATAGAATTTAGTTGATCATCAGAAAGAATACTCAAAGCGGTCCTAGCTTTCTCATTACTATAACCATAATAAGATTTGACTACTTCCAAATCATTTAATTTTTCTTTCTTCAACCAAGGAGAGAATCTTCTCTTCGGTCTGACAATATTTAGCAAAAACTGATATTGTAATTCTGAAGGTAACTGATGATTAATATTCATTTCATTTGCCATCATTACAGTATCAATGAAACCAGAGAGGCATCGATTAATAATATAAGGAGGATATTCTTTTTTATTATCCTCTGTCATGATATTTTGTTTTTCGTAGTTGATAGAATTCAACCAGTGCTTAAGTTCAGTCTTCACGATTTAATAGTTCGCACGGGACCCATCACACCTTTACCTGACGATGTGAATTGATAAATCTGAACTGTACTAACAATATTATCTCCCTGAATGACAGCAGAGGAAACATTAGTACCAAAGGTGGCAACGGGACCAGACAGTGTGCGAAGTTGAGCAACACCGTTTTTAGCAACAACAAAGTAAGAAGAGTTAGGCATAGTTAGTAATTAGTAATTCAGCACGATCTTTTTGTTCATTCATATAATCACCAGTAGATCTCATAGTATAAGTCAAATCCCAAGTTGCTTGATGATAATCTTTATACCATTCTACCAGAGTTGGATTACTATTATATGTAATCATCCACTTATCCTTTACATTTCCTTGAGTTAACCAGGCATGAAATTCTTGATGATTGAACCCTTTATGTAGTTCACCTTTTTTACCATAAAGATTATCCTTGATATCATAAGGAGGATCGAAGAACCAGAAGGTTCCAACAGGAGCAGGAGTACTCATCATGTCCCAATAGGGACCAGTGGTAATCTTCCAATTCTGAATTAGTTTTGAATACTCTAGGAGTTTATCAATACCCTTCATTGAAAAGTTTGACACGCTTGCCTGTGGAGAAAAGGAAGATGCTTCAGTCAATCCACTAAAAGAACACTTATTAATAATGTAAAAGGCAACAGCACGGTAGAAGTCTTCTGCCTCTTTATGATTCAGTTGGAACTTCATTAGATTGAAGAGTTGACGAGCAAGATCGGGTGTGTCGTAATCTT